TCTTCCATCATCTGTTTTAAATTTTTACATTCAACTTCAATGTATGCTGGGTCTTCACCAAATTGTGGTAATGGTAATAAAGAATAACATTTTGCTAAATCATTCTTATCATAATAAAATTTCATAGTACCTGGTGTCTTATTATATGCGACTTGATGAAATGTCATCTTATCTTTACCAGTAAAATTTGTTTCCCACATCTTTATGGTATCTGGTGTAGGGTCATATAAATGTATATTCATATTAGGATTGTCTTGCAACATAGATTGTTCCCAACCAACATCTCTATGTACGCCTAATGATAATACATTTGTACTTTCTTTGACTACGCTTTCTGGTAACCAATAGTTTTTATATTGTTTAAAGTCTTGAGGATTCATATAGATACCCTCTAGTCTTTTTATCTCTGTTAAGAGTTCTTGTTCAGTCATTTTATCTCCTTAATCTTCATGTACTGGCCAATCAGTTTGGAAAGTAACATAATTTAATTGTATACCTCTTCGTTCTACTTTAATATTTTTTCCTTCATCCATACCATGCCATTTATTAGGTCCATGAAATATGTATCCATAATTATTCCAAAATGGTACTGTCTTTTTATATGATAAATCTTCACTATATAAATCGGTACCTAAATTAATATTTTCACCTGTCTTGTTAATATAAATTAAACTTGATATTAATTTTTCTGGTATATCACAATGAGGTTTCAACCAAAATCCCTCTGTATCATTTAATACTTCTAGTCTAACAAAAGAACCTTTAAATTCTTCTTTGTTTCCTACCATCTTAGCAATTAGTTTTCTTACAGGTTTACTACGCAAATCATTAATAAATTTTGTTAATTCAGGATATTTTTTATAATTATCTCTTGTAATATATTCTCTTAATTTATGATTTTGTTTCTCTACACCTTTTTTGTAACCTGACCTGGTACCATCATGTAATACACCATCTCTAGTTACAGTAGCATTTCTAATTTCATCAATCTGTTTATCTGTTAAGACATCTTGAATAATAAAATGGTCCCATGGATTATCGTCATATTTACATCTTCGTAAACTATCTAGTAATTTTGTCATTTGTTTTTCAACCAATCTATTATACCATCTGTCCATACTTTATAAGCATGTTGATTAGGATGTTGGTCGCCCTCTGCTAACTCGTATTCTTCACTCGTTTGTATTAAGTCAAGTAAACTATACTCTGGTTTATAGTAATTAGACCAATCTATTTGGTCTTTAATAGTTTTGGTCTCACGATTTTTTGGGTTGTACTTATACCCTATTGAATTATATATGCAATAATCCAATTTTAATTCTTTTAATCTTTTTTGTATTTTTAAAATAGAAAACAATACATGATAAGAAGCTGTTTCATCAATATCTTCATTTATAACTTTTCCCCATTTTAAGGTGTGAAAATAATCACCTTTAATAACAGGTCCTTTTGTAAAGGCATATTTCATACAATTTTCTGCCTCTTTATTTCTACCAAAAATACTTGCTTTATTGCCTCTTTCTTTGTTATATGTTTGTTCATCAAAACTTACTACTTGAAATCTACCAGATGGTGGTACACCAATTAATATGAAACTATCTTTTTCAAATTTGTGTGAGTATAATCTTCTTAATACACCATCAATACTATAACCATTACGAGCAAGATTAACTTCATCTTTTTTCATATATTCTGCAACATATGTACCTGGACTTCTATGTTCATTACTTAATTTATTTCTTTGAGGCACACAATTACCATATGCAAAACTGCAACCCATATTATACAACTTTGACATTATACTTCCTTTCAAAATCTTGACCATCTCGTTTATCATTTACCATAGGTTTACCTTTGATGTTTAGAGATGTATTTAACAATATTGGACAACCAGTTTGCCTCTTCCATTCTTTTAATAAATTATAAAAACCCTCATTATCTTCTTTTGTAACAGTTTGTACTCTGCTTGTGCCGTCTGCATGTATAATAGCAGGAAATTCTTTAGGGTATTTACAAGTACCAACAAACTGCATATATGGACTTGTTTCTTGTGGCATATCAAAATACTCATGTACATCTTCTAATAATATAGCAGGTGCAAATGGTCTAAACTTTTGTCTTTTCTTAATTGCATTGACCATATCTTTGACCTCTGGTCCTCTAGGGTCTGCAAGTAAACTTCTATTACCTAATGCTCTAGGTCCAAACTCTGCTCTGCCATTGGCAACACCAACCATTTTGTTTGCTTTTAATTCTTTTATAATACTATCTACAGGATATTCACCAGGTATATCTTGTCCTAGAAAAGGACCTTTCCAATTTAATTTTTGTTTTGTAATGGCAGGTATACAACCTAATGCTGAACCACTATCTCCTGGATTTGGCATAATCCATATATTTCTTTTAAGATTACTATTTGCAACACAATTTAAAGCACAACCACCACTAATAACTAAATTAATTTTTTTACAATGTTTTTTTACAATCTTTGATAATTCATCTTCATATACTTTTTGTACTGAGGCTGCTAAATCATAATCAGTTGCCCATGTCAAATCATTATTAGGTACACCCTTATGATTATTTCTTTTCAACCAATTTTCTTTTATAAAAGTAGTATATCTTGGTTTACCATATGCAGCCATACCCATTGTAATATATTCTTCTTCGTTTGGTTTTAATCCTATTCTCTGTGTCACTGCTGAATATAATAAACCTAATGATATAGGATATTGTTGACGACCTATCATTTTTTCATTATCCCATAAAGACATAGTTTCCATTTCACCAATGGCGTCAACTGTTAGTGTCATTGCGTCTTCAAATGGTGATGTATAATAGCCACCCGCCATGTGTGAGTGGTGGTGTGTAGCATATTCATCTATCTTAATACCAAATTGTCTTAAATATATACTTGGTAAATCTTTCATATTTAATGCATGATAATATTGTCCTGCTTTTAACTGTCTTTTCTTCTTCAGCCATGGTTTTTCATAATATACGACCATGTCAAAAGGACCATATCTCATAGCCTCATTAACAATAGCCCAATTTAAAAACTGGTCATTCTTAATCTTAGAATATCTTTCAGCATGAGCAGCCCACATTATTTCCTGACCGTCAACAACGGCCATGGCTGCGTCATGGTTTAGACAATTTATTCCTAATATTCTCATTTGTATATAAAAGGGTCCTGTTTTTTAGCTTTGTATTTTTGCCATTTAGTTTTAAACCAATTGATTATTCTTCTTACCATATATTTTCTCCGTTTAAATGCCCATATGCTTTACCGTTTTTCATTTCTTCTTCGGTAAACTGAGCACACATTAATGATTTTATCCAATCTTCTCTGTCACCTGCATATAAAGGGTCTTTAATTTGGTCTAACTCATTTAAACCTAAACTTACTGGATAAGCAGGCGAATGTTCACTACAATAACTAGGTATACCAGCCATAACGGCATGTACAGCACACATTGAATGAAAAGATACCATAGCGTAACAATCTTTTAAATCTTCACTCAATGGTTTTTCTTTTCTATCTGGCGACCAATCTAAATCATCTTTAAATTTTTGTCTAACAACTATATCTCTTTTGGTATGTTGTTTTAATTTGTTTATAATATCTTTTTCCCATTCAATCCTATCTATACCGTACCAATGTGCTGTATGATAACTTGGTGGTATTACAAGAATATGTTTACCGTTATATTGCCAAGGTTTAGGTGTTAATTCATCTCTACATTTTTCATTAAGTCTTTCTATAAGTTTATCAAATCTTCTATCGACCTTATATGATTTTTCTAAATAATTTTTTTGAGTATTGTTTTTACAGATACGATACCATCTATCTCCTGTGTCTGATTGTTTAAAATCATTACTAAAGAAATAAGGTTGGTCAAAGTAATACCAATCATTACAGACTTCTCTAACTTCTTTAGTTCCTCTGACTAAACCTTGAAAGACAACTGATACATCATCAGGTATTTCACCGTCCCATGTAGGCCAACTAAAATCTAAAAATCTAGCTGCACCTCTTCCTGGCGATTTATTATTTTCTACTGAATTAAAAATTTCGTGATTATGTTTTTCACAGAATGATTTTAAAAATGATGATGATGATTTTTTAGTATTAAAGAGATAAATTTTCATAACCAACCTTTTTAATAAAATAACTATCTACAATATCAGACAATGGATTACCTGTCTTTTCTGTATCAAGTATCTTCTTCAAGTTATATTCTGGTAATTCTTTCACAAATGCCTCGTACATCATATCTTTATCTGCATTACCTTTTCCAGTAGCACCTTTTTTAACAACACTAGGTACAACTGTATGATAACCATACTTTTCTTCAAGTAAACGATATTTAAGAATACCACAATTTTCAGCAATCTGAAATACACCTTGGCCTTTTGAACCAAAGGAGTATCCTTCAATGAAAATAATAGGTTGATTTTGTTTGTAATTTGATAATAGGTCCATAACAAAATCTGATATGTAAGTGAATCTTTCAATAGGGTCGTTCCATTCTTTATGTTCATAACCAGTTATATTTTCACCTTGTCTACCAATCCATTTCTTTTTACTTGTTAGGTAATGAAATGAAAAAGTACCACTTCTTATGTCATCAATATGTATAGCCGGACTAGTAAGACTATAATCAATTCCAATCTTCGTCCTCTTCCAATCCGTCTTCGTATCTTTCCTCAGCGTCTTCTTCATGTTCTACCTCATGTCCACAAAATGGGCAAGTTAGTGGTTCTAAGTCTTGCTCTTCAATATCCCAACTTACGGTATATTTAGTTTCGCAGGAAGAACAGGTTATTTTTCTTTTTTCCATTATAGTTTGAATTTTTTAAATTGGTCTTTAGTTACATCTTGCTTTATACCACCAATAACATATGATTCAATCTCTGTTTCTTGTGGTGCGTTTTGCATACCCTTGCTGTTCAACCAATGGTCTACCCAAGGAAGTGGATTTGTTTTTTGGTCGTACTGAGGTGTTAGACCGATTGCTTTCATCCTTCGGTTTGCCATGTATTCTACAAATTGGTGTAACAGTTTTTCTGATAACCCAATCATACTTCCTTTGGAAAATAGATATGTTGCCCAACGCTTTTCCTCCTCTAGTGATTCATCATACATTTTATAGACTTCTTTTTCACAATCTTTTCTAATTTTAATCATATCTTTATCATCATTACGGTCATGCCAATTATTGATAATAGTTTGTGACATTGCAAGGTGTTGACTTTCATCTCTTGCAATCATAGAAATAATTTTAGCAGAACCTTCTAGTAATTTAAGTTCACCAAATGCAAAACTACAAGCAAACGATACATAGAATCTTAGACCCTCTAGTATGTTTACAGATATCATAGCAAGATACATTTTCTTTTTAAGTTCTTGCAAATCAACTTTACTCTTATCAAGGTGCCATTGATAACCTAAATTTATAAGGTCATCATAAGTTTTAGTTACACTTTCTGCTCTTTTTTCAATTCTATCATCTTCAAGAATAGTATCAAAGACTTCGTTAGGATTTGCATAAAGATTTTTAATAATATGTGTATAACTTCTACTATGTATGGTTTCTATAAAATCCCATGTAACAATACAGCCTTCTAATTCTGGATTAGTAACAAAGGGTAAAAATGCCAAACATGGACCTCTACCTTGAACACTATCTAACATAGTTTGATACTTTAAATTTGATGTAAAGATAAACTTTTGTTGTTCAGATAGGTCTTGATAGTCATTTCTATCTTTCTG